CAATACCAAATTTTATAGAATCTGGACAGGCATACAATGAATCTGCAGAATATGTAAACAATAAATATATGGGAGATCCATATACTAAAAAAATTAAATTAGATGAAAAGTTTAAAATAATAGATACTTTTGCAATGGTTCAAGACTCAAAAAATCCAATTTCTTTTTTACAAAAAGTAAAAGAAAATCCAGAATTATATAAAAATGCAGATTTAAATTTAAAAAGTCAATTAATATTACAAGCTCAAGATAGTTCTAAAAAAATTTCTGATGGTATAATTATATATGATCAATTTATTAAAGGTAATGATCCATTAATAGGAACTGATGCAGATACAAAAGATAATTTAGAAAATGTTGAAAGAATTGCAATACAAAAAGTATCTTCTCCAGAAAAATCAGAAGCTCAAGTATTTGTTGAAGTAGATAATGCTTTTAAAGGAGTTGGAAGACTAGCTCCATCATATCAATCAACATTAAAACAAGGAGTAGCAAGTGGTGCAATTAAAGGAAAACCAACAACACAGACATTAAAAGCACTAGATATTGCTGACGCTGCTGATCAAGAAGGAAGATTAGATGAATATACTACAAATGAAGAATTAAAATTTTACAGAAGTTATTTAGCTGCAAGAAAAATACTTGGTAAGGAAAAATCAGAAGCATATGAAATGGCAGTTAATGCTAAAGATAAAGCTATAAAATTATCTAATTTACCTCTTTATCAAAGACAAAGAGAACTTGCTTTAATAAATATTAGATCAGATTTTGAAAGTACAAAAGCATCAAATATATCAGATATATTATCTTACAGCGAATCTTTGTTTGATTTATATACAGCAAATGGAATTGATCCAACTAAAGCACAAGAACAAGTAAGACAAGATATAAAAAAAGATGTAATTAAAATAGATAATTATGGTTATTTAAAAAGAGATATTCACCCATTTAAAGCAATTGGTGGTTTAGAGGAAATAAAAGCAACAAAAGAATATATTATTAAAAAATATACACCAGATGAAGATCCTAAAGATTTTTATTTAAAACATACTGGATCTGGAACATTTAATATTTATCATAGAACTCAAATGCACACATATTATACAGATGATGGAGTTCCATTAATATTTAATTATAATCAAATGGTTAATTTAAAAAAAGAAATGTCTTCAACAAAAACAGAAAAAATAACTAAAAAAGTTATGGAATCTCAAATTAAAACAAAAGAACGATTAATAAGAGAAGAAGAATTTAAAAGTTTAATGCCATAATATGTCTTCTGAAAATTTAAATAATTTAATTGTTAGTACAGATTATCTATCAACTAAAGATGAAGAGATAATAAAAGCAAAATCAGAAGAAGAAAAAATTAGTTTAACAGAAGGTGCTTACATTGCATTACAAGATCAGCTTATTCCATCTTTATTTAGAATGGCTAGTAAAGAAAGTTTACAGCCAGATTTTAATTTTCAATTTACAGAAGAAACATTTAAAGATGTTACCGATGGAGTTGAAGAGGATTATTGGGATGAATTTGGTAACGCAAGTTCTTTAGAAAACGCATATCAAATTAAAAGAAGAATATTAGATGCTCAAGAAAATAATAAAAAACTAGCAACATTAGGATGGACTGGATTTGGTTTAAGTGCCGCATCTGCTTTACTTGATCCTGGTGCAATAGCAGCAGACACAGTTACATTTGGTTTAGCTAGACCATATATATATGCAAATAGAGCTTCTCGTATTTCAAAATATATTAGAGCAGGAGCAGTTGGTGCTGGTCAAGCTGCTTTAATTACAGCTCCAACAATCATTGAAGATCCAACTAGAGATGCAGAAGATCTTGCTGTAGCAATGGCTTTAGGTGGCACAATTACTGCTGGACTTACTAGATTCTTAGCACCCAAACATCCTATAATAGATAGGTTTGATGCAAAATCTGTATCATTTGGAAAATCAATTGAAAGAAGAGGATTAGAGAATGATGGTTACAAAATTACTCCAGATGGAGAAAGGTATTTTAAACAAACTAAATACTTAGATATTAATAGAAATACAGATGAAATAGACGAATCAAATAAATTACATACTAAATTTATTTTAGGTAATAAAAAACAATACTTACAAGATCAGGATATAGCTAAAACAAAAAGTGAAGAAATTATTAAAGGAGATGAATTATTAGAAAGTTTTTTTAATAGAATTAAAGAAACTCCTGATGTTGCTAATCCTCTTTTTTTACCAAGAATTGATAAGTCATCTATTGGAAGAAGATCTGATAATCCTTTAATAAGATCGTTATATGAAAAGTTAGCTGAAGAACCAGTTGGCAATAAAGATTATTCTACCGCTATACCAACAGCAGATATACATAAAAAAAACTATTATAAAACAAAAGAAACAGAGTTTTATAGAGGATATAGACCAGCATTAAATGAATTTTTAGATTCTAAAAAAGTTTTTTTTAAAAGAATAAATTATAAAAATCAAACTGAATTTTCTAATTTAGTTGGTCGTGCAATAAGAGGAGAGGTTATTGATAATCCAAGCGTACAAAAAGCAGCAGTATCTACTAAACAAGTTCTTAAAAAAGTTTTAGATGATTTAAAAAAAGATAATGTTATAGGTGCAGCTGATATTATAGATAATCCAAATTACTTTCCAAGAAAATGGATGTTATCAAAATTACAAGAATATACAGAATTAATTGGAGAACCTAATCTTATTAAATTCTTAAAAAATTCTTTAGTAAAAGGTTCTAAAAATCTTTCAGATGAAGATGGATTAAAACTTGCTGAACATATTTTAAGAATGATTAAGAAATCAAAATATGGTGATGGTATTTCTATTGATCGTATTTTAAAAACTTCTGATGAATTAGAATTAAGAGAATTAGTAAAAGAAACAACATCATTATCAGATTCTGAAATTAATGATTTAATTAAAACTTTAATTAAAGTTAATAAATCTAATGTTCCAACAAGATTAAGAAGAAGAGCTTCTTTTGATGAGTTGCATCAAGAAAATATTAATGGAATAACATTAAGAATTTCTGATTTATTAGATAATAATGTTGAAGGAATAATTGGTTCTTATTTACATCAAATGTCTGGTCATATTGCTCTTGCAAGAGTTGGAATTAAATCTATTTCTGATTATTCAAAAATTTTAAATGCAGCAAAAAAAGGTTATGATTTACCAGAAGTTAGTAATGCTTATAAATCAGTATTAGGAAGTGCAAGAATAAATAGAGAATTAAATATTATAGATACAATTTATAAAAATATAATAGGAATACCAACTGAAACAGATATTAATTCTGGTACAGCTTTAATTGCTAGAAATTTAAGAAAATATAATTATGCAAACGTATTTAATCAATTAGGTTTTTCTCAAATTCCAGATCATGGAAACATTTTAGGAGAAGGTGGTATTGTTATGTATGCAAGATATATTCCACAATGGAAAAAATTAGTTCAAAGAGCAAAAGATGGAAAACTTTCAGATGAATTTTTAGATGAAATGGAAACATTTGTTTCTGGCACAGGATCAAATAGATTAACAAGTTCTATTTTAAACAGAACAGATGATTTTGCTGGTATTAACAAAAGAGTTGGTGGTGCAGAAAAAGCATTAGATTTGTTTTCTGAGATAACTTCTGATGGATCAGGATTTTATGCTGTAGATACTTTATCTAAAAGATTGGCAACAACCATTGCATTTAATAAATTAGCTAAACACGCAACTGGAGAACTTCCTTTAACAACAAAAGATATAAGAAGATATAATAATACTGGTTTTACTAATGAAGATTTAACTAAAATTTTTGACAGTATAAAAAAATATTCTACATTTATTGAAGGTGGATTAACAGGAAGAAGAATAAGAAGATTAAATATTGATGATTGGCAAGATCAAGATCTTGCAAATAAACTTTCATTAAATATGGGAAGACGTTTGTCTAGAATTATTCAAGAAAATAATTATGGAGAAGTAATTGGTTATTTGAAGTTAGCTGATTCTACTCTTGGAAAAACATTAATGCAATTTAGAACATTTGTATCTGTTGCTTATTCAAAACAATTACTACATGGATTACATATGCGTGATTTAAATTTCTTTACAGCATTTTTTGGAACAATGTTTTTTTCAAGTTTAGCTTATATTGCTCAAACATATGCTCAATCCTTAGGAAAAGGTTCTTCAGAAAAACAATCATTTTTAGAAAAAAGATTAGATCCAACATCAATTGCAAAAGCAACTTTCCAAAGATCTACATATTCAACTATTATTCCACCAGCTGTAGATGCACTAAGATATGTAAATGGATATGATCCTATATTTAATTATAGAACATCTGGATTAGATATAAATTTGTGGACTGGAAATCCTACTGTTTCTTTATTTAATAATGCTGCTTCTGCATATAAAGGTGTTGCTTCAAGCATTTCTCAAGATGATTATAATTTAAGTAAAACAGATCTTTATAATGTTTTAAGAATATTACCTTTTCAAAATATGTTAGGAATAAGAAACGTATTAGAACATATGATTGATGAATCTGATTTACCAAAATATTCAGAATAATATGATAGACATTAACAACATAATTTAATATAGACAAACCATGACAATATCTTCAACTACAGTTAGAAACAGTTATAGTGGTGATAACTCTACAACTACTTTCTCATACACATTCAAGATATTCCAAGACTCAGATATTCAAGTCATCATTCGTTCTACTGATGGAACTGAAACAACTAAAACAATTACAACTCACTATACTGTAACAGGTGCTGGTAACTCTGGTGGTGGATCAGTTATATTTACATCAGGTAATATTCCAACATCAACTCAGACAGTTGTATTAAGACGTAACATTCCACAAACACAAGCAATAGATTATATCGCTAACGATCCATTCCCTGCTGAATCTCATGAAGAAGGTTTAGACAGAGCAACAATGGCAATTCAACAGTTACAAGAAGAAGTAACAAGATCTTTAAAATTATCTAAAACAAATACAATGACATCTACAGAGTTTACTGTTGGTGCATCTGCTCGTGCTAATAAAATTCTAGCATTTGATACTAATGGTGAATTATCAGTTACACAAGAGCTTGGAACTAATAGAGGCTCATGGAGTTCTGGTGTTACTTTTAATGCTAGGGATATTGTAAAAGATTCATCTAACAATAATGTATATCTTTGTAACACAACTCACACATCTACAGGTTCTACTCCTATCAGTTCTAATACTGATGTAGCTAAATGGGATTTAATTGTTGATGCACAATCTGCAACGAACAGTGCGAATGCAGCTGCGAACTCTGCATCTAACAGTTCTAATTTTGCTAACAACTCATCTAACTCAGCTAATACATCTGCTAATCATTCTGCAAATAGTTCTAATTTTGCAAACAATGCTTCTAACTCTGCATCTAATGCAGCTAATTCTGAAGCTAGTGTAAGTGCTAACGCTAATGCTTCTGCAAATTCTGCAGCAAATAGTTCTAACTTTGCAAACAATTCTAGTAACAGTGCAAACTCAGCATCAAATCATTCTAGTAACTCAAGTAATTTTGCAAACAATTCTAGCAATAGTGCTAACACATCAGCTAACCACGCATCAAATTCTAGCAACTTTGCTAACAATAGCTCTAATAGTGCAAATGCTTCTAGTAATCATTCTGCCAATTCATCTAACTTCGCAAACAACAGTTCAAACCATGCGGCAAACAGTTCAAACTTTGCCAATGCTTCTAGCAATCATGCAAGTAATTCATCTAATCATTCTGCTAACTCTAGTAACTTCGCTAATACATCTAGTAACCATGCAGCTAACTCTAGTAACTTTTCTAACAATTCTAGTAACTTTGCTAACACTGCTAGTAATTCTGCAAATGCGGCTAATGCTGCAAGAGATGCAGCTCTAGCAGCAGCTGATAACTTTGATGATGTTTATTTAGGATCTAAAACTGCAGATCCAACATTAGATAATGATGGTGATGCTTTAACAGCAGGAGATTTATATTACAATTCAGTAGGTACTGTTTTAAAATACTACACAGGTTCTGCTTGGGTATCTATTACTTCAGGTGGTATTACAGATTTAGTACAAGACACAACTCCACAACTTGGTGGTTCATTAGATGTTAATGGAAATTCAATTACATCAACTTCAAATGGTAATATTACTTTACAACCTAATGGAACTGGAGATGTAGTATTATCTGCTGATACAGTTAAAATAGGTGATGCTAATACTGATGCTATTCTTACAACAGATGGTACTGGTGATATAACTATTAGCACAAACTCTGGATCTAATTCTGGAACTGTTAAAATATTTGATGGTACTAATGGTAATATAGAAATAACTCCTAATGGATCAGGTGTTGTTAAATTAGATGGTTTATCTTATCCAACTGCTGATGGTACTGCTAACCAACTTCTTAAAACAGATGGTTCAGGAAATTTATCTTTTGTAACTCCTAGTGCAGGTTTTTCTGGTGGTACAATAACTTCTTCTGCTGTTGATATAACATTAACAAGTGCTTCTACTCAAGCTCAAAGTGTTGAAATGACTGCCGCAGATAAATCAGTTATTCTTCCTGATGCCACAACTTTAACAACAAAAGGTTTTCCAATTTTTGTTATAGTAAATACTGGATTATTTCCATTTAGTATTAAAAATAATAGTGGTTATATTTTAACGACAGTTGAACCAACAAGTTCTATTGAATTAACTTTACTTTCAAATTCAACAAGTGATGGAATTTTTGCTAGCGATGTAACTAACTCTACTATAACTGGCACTGTTACTCAGTCAGCACCATTTAATCTTGTTTCTTTACCATTTGCAACAGTTGAAGCAACCACAGGTATATCAACTGGTTATTTTGGCAATCAATGGCAAATTGGATTTTCAATAGATAAAATTGATACTTCTAGTTTTTTTGTAATTTATCATAAAGGCACATCTAATAGAGATGTTTATGGTAGAGTTATTTCTTATTCTGGCACAACAATAACAGTAAATTCAGAAACATTATTATATAATGGTTCAAGTACAGCATCATTAGGTGCTTCTGTATGTCTTACAAGTTCAACAACAGGTATTTTATTAGTTTCCAGAACATCAAATTGTGTTGCTGTTCCATTTAGTTTATCAGGTTCAACTATTACTGTTGGAACAACAAGTTCAACTTTTGGTATTTCTACAACTACTGTTTTGCAGTTTGCTAAACCTATAAAGGTTACTTCTACATTAATTGCTTTTAGTGAAAGATCAGCTGCCACTACTTTTAAATTAAGAACTATTCAATATAATAGTGGTTCTGCACCGACTATTGGTACAATTTCATCAACTTCAATAACAACGGAAAATGATGAAACAGGTCCAAAAATTAATAGAATTAGTGATACAGAACTTTTTATGGCTTACCCAGCTTCTTCGTCAATATATACTATAGCTAGAATTATAACAATAAGCGGAACAAGTGCACCAGTATATAACACAGCAAATACAACTTCTACACTTATTACCAGTTATCTTGGTTATGGAAATTTTATTAATCAAATTGATTCTACAAATTTTATTGTTTATGGTGTTTATGGTAGTGTTAAATATACAGTTTCAGGAACTACAGTAACTCACGTTTCAGATAGACTTTTTGCTTTTTATAATAATTTTTCCACTATTTATTATATGATGATTAATGCAAATTTTAATAATGGAGATTATGCTATTTCTCATTTGTATACTATAAATAGTTTATATCTTTTTAAAAAAGATGGAAATCACATGGCAATGAAATGTAGCCAATCATTAAGTAAATCAGTTCTTTTAGATGGTTTAAATAAAGGAGCACAAGTTATAGAATTAGATACAAACACTCTTGCTGTAATTACAAATAATAATGGTTCATCTACATTATTTACAACAATAGTAAAATACATAGGCGGATAAAAATATGAAAAAAATATTAAAAGATCAAAACGGTGGAATATTCGG